CACAAGTGAATAGAATCCATCTCCAGACGAATAGAATCCACCTTCAAGCCAAGTTCCAACAGGATCGCCATCTTTAATAAAAAATCGGTCGTCCGAAAAATATGAGGAGTTCGTAGAACAGAACCAAGATACACCTGCCGCAAAAATATACCAACCATTCAGACTATAAACATCTGAACCGTTATTGGTGAACACGCCCACGGGGGCAAGGGCAGAGAATGCTCCGTCAATCGTTCCTGTCACGATGCCAACTGTTGAGGTGTTGAAGGGATAATATATTCCCGCTGGCGAGTCCGTAACAGAGTTTGTCCATACTCCAAGTCCAGCTCCCTCGATGAGAAAAGCATGTGCTCCCTCTGTCCATTCTATCAGTGTTGTTGGGGTGCCGTCCAATAACCACACGTATGGATTCGGGTCGGGATCATAAGAAGTATATATTCCTCTTACATCAGGGCTTACGTTCGTTCCGCCCGTCACAACAATTGATGTGTCTTCCCAATACAGATTGCTCCCGCCATCAAAATAGATTCCGTTCGTGCTTACAACGTAAACATTCCCCGTGATACTGACAAGCAAATTCGTCTGAAACCATGAGTTTGTTACCTTATTTGTCTCGGCATAGGTGTGGGTCAGACTTGCGTACTGTTCGAAGTTAGCGAAAGTGTTGGTACGCAACGAGTAATTACTAACTGCGGCGGCGTAAGCTATGTCTGCGGCATCGTTCGTGGTGTTCACGAGGACATTGTTGGAGAAGACGCTTGCGCTGCCTGAGCCTATATAGACCTGTTGCGTGGTGGGATATGCTGGAAGCCAGTTGCGTTGCATAAGCCAGAGAAGCTTGTAGTGGCTCTGAAGATCATCAACGCTGACATGATCGGCCCAGTTTGTATAAGTGATCTCATTTGTCGTATAGAGGCCAAGCGTGTTTGTCGGGAAGTTGCTCACGCTGGTATAACGAACGAGCGCGGAACGATCAGACGCTTCAAGATCCGTCAGCATCGGCATATCAACATGATGCCCGATAACATTCGTCATAATATTTGTGTAGATCATCACATTAGTTGGCCCGTAAACATTGGTTTTCCATGACTCAACAATTTCCGGCGGAGTGACCTGATACACCCCATTGGAAATATGAGTTGCCAAGCATCGTTCCGCCCCGGCCAGCGCGATTGGTACTATATCCAGCATCTCTACATGCTCCCTTGTGTTATTCGTAACGTAAAGCGGAGTGCCCGTGAGCGCAACTCCCACCAACGCGTACCAGCCATATAATAGTGCAACATTTGTCACGCCCCCGCTCCTGTCAACTCAATGTTGAATAGTCCTGTGCTGTTCCAAGTCGCTACGCCATCCGTCAGATAAAACGAGTGAAGCCACTTGCGAAACGTGGTGGCATCGGTTTCTGGCTTGGTTGTTGACGGCCCAGTAATGAGTGCCGTGTCACCAGTAAGGTCATATTCCAGCCATACGTATTGCAACCTCGCCGTTACCGCAAGCACAATCTTCGTATCGTCTACGGACGCGATGCCACGTTTGCCCCTTTGCGCATCTCCCGCATTAACTTGAATCTCTGCGGTATTATCGCCATCAGGATTTATCTTATACCAGAGGCAGATTCCGCTACCAACAAAATCACCCCCTCCGCCCTTATACCATATTGATGCCGGAGTAACGGGATACATACCCCCAACAGTTCCGCGAAGCGCGTCCACTTCATCATCAACATAGCTCGCATCTCTTGCTGCGTTATCCATTGCAAATATATCATCAGGCCGACTCGTTTCAGGTGAAAGTGGTATCGTAACAGGCGGCGGTGGTTCCGCTGGTGGTGGCGTTAAGGTGGCGGGCTCCTCTTCTATAACCGATGAGGCTTGAGTAGAAACATCGTTGCGAAGCGCCGACCATGTCTCTGCTGGACCGTGCGTTATGAATGAATTAGTAGCATCAGATTCTTGCTCTCCTGCGGGACGTGAAAACATCATATCAATCGCCGCCTGTTTCTCGTCTCGACTTCCCTGCATGTCTTTATATTCCATACTGCCAAGCGAGCGGCTATCTATCACCGAAACGTCTCTTATTGTAGTGTTCATGCTTTCGTGTCCGTTGATGAAGGCTGCCAAACTGCTGGATATGTTCTCCATATTCGCAGGCTATAATAGATTACATGACCACCGTATTTACCAGCTACCCTTGGCTCCACGCTGTCAGCTTCCGCGTCTGGAAGAGTCGGATCTTTAAGATTATACCACGCCGAGATGTCCGTACCAGATTCATACACAATACCTGTGTATCTTCGTTTATTAACCGTAACCTCTCGCCAACGATAGCCGCCCGAATCAAGACTGAGCGAACAGTTTTGTCGTTCGATTTGGATTGTTGTCCATGGGTAATACGACTGATCCAACTCTCCGTAGTAGGTGTTCTTGTTTACGCCACTCAACGATCGGGATGCCCTAATGGTCAGCATTCCGAACGCATCTTCTACCGCGGATATACTGTTGCGCCAGCCGGCCACAAAGTCGCCTTTTATCGAAGTAACATCAGCATCAGCTCCGTGTGTTATTGCTCTTACGTAACTGGTTCCGAGCTCATCAGTGAAGTCAATCCAGCCTGTATCCTGTTTTTTACCCGTAAGCGTTTCCTTTTCTGTGCGCCATTTATCAAAATCCGTGGGAGTGTTGACAACCCTGATTACTTGTCCGGCTGTTTCGGAAGCATCAGATTCAGCAGCAGCAGCCTGGGTGTGAGTGACAACACTTGCCGAATGATCATGTCGTTGTTCCGTAGTTCCGCCTGTTTGGTCTATCGGTGTTTCGGAGGTGTCTGCGCTCTGCACATTTCCTGCGCGTGTTGGTCTTTGAACCACACGCCTCTTAGTTCCGGCTGCCGCGCTGGTATCAGCTATTGTGTCACCCTCGGTATGTGTGGTTCCGGCGACGGTAGATGCCGCCGAACTATCATCGATCGAGCCGGTCTGATCCGTTGGGGTAGTAACCAAATCCGCGCTCTGCACGTTTCCGGCTTGAGTGGGTCTCTGAATGACGCGGCGGATGGTTCCGGCAGTAGCAGAGACATCAGCAATGGTTGTGCCTTCGGTGTGCGTTGTGCCAGCCACGGATTCGGCGGAAGAGTTTTCATCGATAGAGCCCGTCTGGTCTGTCGGAGTGTCGACAATATCTTCAGTTGCCAGATTCCCGGCGCGTGTCGGGGCTTCTCTGACATTTCTGATAGTTCCCGCCGCCGCCGTCTTGTCAGCAATGGTTGTGCCTTCGGTGTGGGTGACGCCAACTGCTGTCGAAGCCGCCGAACCCCTGTTTATGGAACCCGTCTGGTCTTTAGGTGTCTCAACAACGTCTTCGCTTTGAACGTTCCCGGCCCGTGTTGGCCTCTGGACAACACGGCGAACCGTTCCGGCTGCGGATGATGTGCTAATAATAGCCGCGCCTTCGGAGTGAGTTGTTCCCACCGATGCACTTGAAGAGGAATCTTCATCTATGGAACCGGTCTGATCCTGCGGGACTTCCTCGACTTGAACTGTCCTGTAGTTACCGGCTTGCGTCCTTTGGCTGTCCTGGCTGAACAGCTTACCTGTCACTGCTGTAGGCTTGCTTAATGCTGAAGCGTTTTCGCTATGAACAACACGTTCAGATTCCGATGCCTTGCTGACATCATAACTTGTGGCAGCCTGATCCGTCGGAACCTCATCGCTTTCGGTTGTGTCGTATCTGTCAAAATATTCGCTTTCCTGATTTACGACACGCTTGATATGACCCTGAACTGAAACAGGAACCACAACCGCGACCGCCTGAACCGTCTTTTCGGTGATGGTTGTGGTGCCCGATGGGGCAACCACACTCGTAACGGTCTGCAACGCCTTTCCAGCATCAACATCTCTCTGAACATTGCTTGAGCAATTCTCGTTCTTGACTACCCGGCGGCGTTTGATCTTTCCGCTTTCTTCGGCAATCAAGAGTTCCGTCGTTGGGGTTATTGTTCCTATAGTTTCGTCGGTGGTTGTTTGGACTGCCGCGGAATCCCTGCTCGTATGCGCCGCCACGGTTTGTTCGGTTTGAACCGTCTTGTCAACAATTACAGTCCATGTATTTTCGGATTCATTATATCTGCGATTGAGCCGCCAATCCTGGCCGGCCGGAGGCTCGGTAAGTGCTATTGCGTCAGCTTCAGCAAGAGTCAGTCCGTAATACTGGGTTTCAGTGGTCTTGTAGCGACAATTCCATGCCGTGATCAGATCCGCAATTTCAACTTTCAAGCCAACACGCTTCCTGAACACGAGGTCAACGGTATTCGTGCTCTTGTTCTTCGATGCCGTGGTCGTGCTTCCGCTTACGTTTGTAGCCTTCCAAGCAGTAATGATGCCCTGAGCCAGGTCTGCCGGAACATCGTAGAGATAGGCTATTTCCGCTTCTCGCGAGCCGCCAAGATCGCTGAACACGGTCAACCGGTATCTGGCCTCACCCATGATAATGTCTACGATTCCGGCGCCATCCTGATCGCGCGAGCCAGTGACAACGAAATTGCGCCATACGCCGGTATAAGATTCCGTATCAATAACTGGATTCGTGAATGTCGTGGCATTGAGTCCGGCAACAAGTGCTTGCAGCTTCAACGGCGACACATTCCTGAACTGAGCAGTCAGGTATGTCCCCATGTTGCCTTCGGTATTGCCGGTCTGCTGGTGCTTGACGCTGGTTACAAGTCTGGCTTCCGTCCAGTTTGCAGGGGTGGCGCTAATGGTTTCAAGATAACCGTAGCGCAAGGTCTGGTACACGCCCTGTTCAATAGGGCTGGTCTTCTTACGGACTGCATGATTGAAGGCAACACGCCATGTTCCAGGGTATTCCTTTTGATCGGCTTTGGGATTGGTTACAACGGTCTTGGCAGCTGGATAATTGCTGACCGCACTGTAAAGATTCAAAAAAGTCAGGCTAGATGCTTGCAACGCAACTTTTGATGTCTGCCACTGCCGAACGAGTTCTTTGTCTCCGCTTTGCCGGTTGGCGAGGTATGACACCCTGACGGCATCTCGTTCTCTAAGAAATTTTCGTTCCGCTTCATAGGCCATGGGTGACTTCCGTTGTTAATCCTCTTTGAAAAATGCGCTGAAATTGCCACGATGCTCTTTCATTCTATCCTCGTCTCTTGCATCACCTGCATCGCTCGCGAAGAAACGCATAAGGTAATACTCTACCAGTGGAATGAAGTAATGATCATCAAGGGCGATGGTTTTGGTAAGTGCAGATATTGCTATATAGTTCTGTAGCGTTCCGTTTGCGAGTAATCGGCTTTCGGGATGCTGGCTATAAATATCCCTGACGCCTTCGTTGATAAACAAGAGCCCACTGGCAGATGCCACAGTCCACGATTCAGCGGCAACATCATTCGCAAGAACTCTTGCGTTGGCCTCTATCTGTGTTCCCGTGAAAGACATTCAACTCCTTTCATGCCGTTAATCCGAAATGGCCTTCTCGCCGTTTCCTCACCTTTTCCGACTTCGCCGTGCTCACGCCCTTCAAATATTGCATCATGTAGTATGCGGACCTATCCGGGTTCGACCACTTCTTGTGAGTCATGCTCATTAGATAATTCATTGCCCAGCCGAGTATGGCATCAATCCAGTCATTCAGAAATGTGGGATCAACGCTGGTTGCGGTTATGGAAGGAACAATCCTGACTTCAATTTCAAGTCCGCCAGTAACGTCTTCGGCAGGCTTCAGGTTGTCATCAAGAATCAACGCGTCAGGAGTTATGAACTCATACAATTCGTGGTCTTGAATCGCACCATCGTTACCAGCCGCGATATTGTCTTCGGTATTGATTCGCAACTCTTTAATACGCTTGATTTCCGCATCCCATGTGGAATTGATATTGTATTCCGTCTGATCTTCAACGAGGTTGACGGAAGCCAGCGTTTCCCACCATGCCTCAGTGTCTATGCAGAACTGACGCATTGACCGCTGAAGAGCCTGCAACATCATCGGTTCAGTGCAACCGGGTAGTTCAGGCGTCATCAGCGGGTATAAATCGACATATCGATTGACCGCCATATCTATTCTCCATCACTTGATATACCGAGAAAATAATCAACTATCAGCAAGTGCGGCTCTCGATATTTTGTTGCCCTCGGCTTTCAGCGCGTTATACTCTTCTTCTGTAGCTGTTCCGAGAATATCAAAAGGATATACTAGGATTTCACCAACGATCTTGCGAGGCTGATTCGGCATCTGCTTGAACTGCGGATATTTCGCATTTCTGGCGCAATCAAGATAACGGTCTGGTATAATAACCTGTTGGTTACGCTGTATAACCAGAACGTCTCCCTGCACCGCCAACACAACATTCTCGTCATCATCAGGCCGCGACTTAACGTGAAACCTAACTTTAGTGTATCCCTCTTTGGGAACAGTGGCATTTCCCGGACCTATCTGTGCTTCACCTTCTGGTTCGGATTGTTTGCCCTTGTTCCGCATAGCCTCGATCGCTTTTACTCCGGCATCAATATCGTCGCCACCCTGCTTCTGATTCTCTGGGAATTCTCGCGCCATATCTTCTCCTCTATTACGCAATCTCAGGGGCGAACGGTTATCGTTGCGCCCCTCGATCGCTTGATTTGATTACTCGAACAGACTGGCTTCAATAGCCTGTAATTCATCGTTGACATTGATGATTGACGTCTTGCAACATTTGAACCCGGCAGGAGCAACGTCGCCAATCGGGACTGGCGAATAATCATACATGTTCGAGATGAACTGCACGTCGCCCGAACCGGCGGCCCTGCTCAGCGTTACCTCATTATCGCCAGAACCAGCGGAGCCGGCACATGCTTCGATGACATACCATTTCCCATCAATACAAACGCGACTGCCTTCACCAATGTAGGTGCCAACGATGTCGTTGTTAAAATGACCCGTGCGATTTCCGCTGTTATCCAGCGTCCACGTGTCAATGAGATCGGAACCGTCGATGATGTCGCTTGATCGGTAATCCTTGTCATCGCGTTTCAGATATATACCTTCTCCGTTGGCCACGGTAGTCTGATTCACGGTGGTCATCAAGTCCCCGCCTTCGTAGGGCTCGATACCCTGTCCGGCCGTCAGTAACACCGGAACGATGCCGCCGGCGGTATGATAAACCACACCATTGTCCTGTTCCGCGCTGCGGTAGTTGATATCCCATTCCAACGTCCCGGCATCCGTATCTTCGACGGCGCGGATCTTCACCCTGTCTGGGACAAATCCCAAACAAAGATAGACCGCGGCATCAGTTCCATTAAATGTCCCTGCTACTGTTTTCATTTGCACTTCTCCTGTTTGTTGTTGTTTCTGTCTTACGAATTCAGCATATCCATTACGTCGGATCCGATGTCGCCGCGACCTCTGCCCTTGCTATCCACAGGTGATTCAGAATCGCTGTGGCCTGATAGGTCTTCCAACTCACCAATCCACGTTGAGCCAACGGATCGTCCGTTGAATGCATAGGATTGACCACGCCGATATTGACAGCTTTCTCGCCCTGTAGCGGACAGATAGCATACGAATCCCGCGCCAACACCAGAATCGGATACACGTCACATGCCGTTGCTCCGGACACCTTGACGCCACCAGACAAATATGTGGTTCCCGCAACACCAGCCGCAAGGAACGGCTCGAAGAGAGGCGTCAAAATGAACCGCATCTGCTCCAGCTTTCCGATTTCGCCTTCCATCTTAGCGTTCGGATTCGCATAATTAGCCTCCGGAACGAATCCGCTAATACCGCGAATGTCGGCATCAAGATCGGTGCTACCGAGCGCAAAATACGCAGACGACACAGGCTCGGTAGAAACCAATGCCGACGGCTTCACGATTTCGCTGATCTCACGACCCTTATTGCGCTTCATGGCGCGATAGATCAACCTGAACATTGACCTCGTAGCCGGGGAATTGACGGTAGCCCTTGTCGTAGCTGTACCGGGAAAGAACACGTTGGTTCCAGCTTTCAGGGTATTATACCGAATCACTTCCACAGTTTCCGCAGCCTGTTCACCGCATATCTTCATGCTCTCTTGCAGAACAGGATCTTCATGCGTGTCTTTGATCACGTCAGTCAACCACACGAGGTCTCCGAACTGTTCTAGGGTGGCATCGATGTCAACGTAAGTCAAACGCTGACCTGCCGGCGTAACGCCTTCTGCCAATGGAGCAGTAGCGCGAGGAAGCGACAGGTAACGTCGCCATTTTCGCGTCCTAGTCTTGTTCTTCGGTTGGGGATCGAATTGTCCGAAACGCTCCAGCACCATTAAATGCTGACCACGCTCAAGCAAATCCTTTGTAGCAAATCCTGCGGTTCTCGGACTGATAGCACCATAAGTATTGTTCATTTTGGCCTCCTAATTGTGTATTGTTTTCCTTCTATCGAAACAATCACACGGAAGCTCAAAATGACTTTCAGGTGATATTAAAACGAGATGTCACATAACTCTTATTCTGATTTTCTCCTTTGCCTGTCTCAATGGACATGAACGACGAGTGCAAACCATCTCTATAGACGTTCCCCGTGCCAGCGTTCCTTTAAGCAACAATTTATTGCATGCTGGGCAGCGTATTTCCTTTCCTGTGTCCACATCTATAACAGCCATTTTGCCTCACTTCTCCGAATTGAATCCGGCTGAAAAATCATCTTCCGTAGTATCGTCATCATCTTTCTGAACAACATTTTTCTTTGTCGTCAAACTCTCTTTCAAAACATCGTCCTGTTCCTTTTTCTTTTCCGACGCTTCGGAACCTTTTTTGGCCTTGCCGGATTTAGCGACGTGTTCCTTGTAGGCATCAAGAACCGCAATGCCATCTTCCGGGTCACGCGAAGAATCCATTCTTTGAACGAGCTTGCTTTGCGCTTTCAACCAATTATCATAACCTTCACTCTGAATGATCTTGACCGCATCTGGATGCTGGGCCTGTATGTTCGACCAGAAAGTTGCCTGCCCAATATCTTGCCTTACCTGATTTAACTCTTTTCTGAGTTGATCGGCACTCTGTTTTGCTAAGGCTTTGGCAATAATAATAGCCTGCTGAGTCACTTCAGGATATTGGGCAGAAAAAGTTTTTAATAGTATCTTTTCCTTTCCTGTATCAATCTCGGCTCCAGCCAAATCAGGACTCTCAAGAATCTGCTTGATTTCTACCGATAACTCAGGAAGTTCTTCCTTCTTGGCATCATGGGTAGTAACATCTTTTTCGTCTTCTTTCTTGTCCTTATCCCTTTCAGGCTTGGCGTCTTTCTCTTCCGTTGCCCCTGGGTTAAGTTCATTTTCAGCAGCTTGAACAGCGCGTTTCTCAAGTCGTTGCTGGGCAGTCAACTCAGCAACGGGGTCAGGATCCGGTTCTTTTACTTGCGTTTCGGCGGGCTCTCCGGTTTCGCCTTCATCTCCTGCGGCGCCGGCTCCGTCTGTTTTGCTTTTTCCGTCTCCGCCTTCCGTTGCGCTATCCTTTGATGCCTTGTCAGCACCTTCTGTATCCTTCTCGCTCTTGTCTTCTGTGACATCTTTTTTCTCCTCTGGTTTGCCTTGCTGTTTATCGGCTGTTTCCTCTTTCGCTTCGGGCGTTGAAAAAGCCGAACTAAAATCTAACTCTCCGTCATCAGGCTTCTGCTCTGTAGCTTGGTCGTCTATCTCCATTGCGACTCTCCTTATTTGTTTGGGCTACTTTTCATTTTTCGTTGTTATCCATACACCAATCAGGCTTTGCTTACAGCAAGAATGGCACACAAATCATCAACCTGTTTGTCGAG